TATATACCTACCCCTACCAACAGCGCAATCAATAGTCTCTTCATATCAGCCTCCATACCCCATATGGGAATGGCTATGTTAGTGAGAACAAGTGTTCGTGTCAAGCCACTGAAAAATATAATATACCCCCCCCTACGGAGATGAGAACAAATGTTCGTAAGAGATAAAAAATAGGGAATAGAGGGAGTGGATCATAGCGTATAGACGGAGGGGAGTCCCTGCTCACCACAGGCTCATACCACCACCGTGGGGTCGGAGAATGGCTCTGCGCCTCGTTCTACAGGTCATCATCGTTTAAACAGATTGCGTCTTCAGTGATGATCTCTACTGTCTTCATTGGTCTGACGTTGTCTAACAGTACTAGATGGTTACGCAGTTCCTTCTTTAGTTGCTCAGTGCTGATGGCTTCGACCTTGGTCTCTACCTTGTCTGTGAACATTCCAATCGCTCTGCCCATTAGTTCTAGTGCGCGAAGCTTCTCAGTGGCAGTCTTTGCATTGCTTGCATGACCGTGTAACTCTTCGAGTATGAACCTCCGGGTCTTCACTGAATCCTCTACAACCCGCTCGGCTATTGAGTCTGTGAACGACTCTAGTAGCATACTGATTCTGTTGTCTCGTGCCAGCCGACTTGCATTGATCGAGATGACATTCCGATTCGTTGTTCGCACGTTGTATGCTTTGATGTAGGCTTCTGTTTGGTTCATGCCTGCTGCTAGATGTTCTGCGAATGCTCTCTGATTAGCAGTGAGTCTGGTGAGCGGCTTCTTAGTACTGGTAAGGGCTGAGACAGAATCCTTTTCTTTACTGCCTCTGTTAGTTCTCTTCTTGTTTACTCTTACATCGGTTTGCTGTTCTGCTTCGCATTTAGAATCGCCTCGTCCTTCGATGCTACTATCATCATCCGTCAATCTGATAGCACCTGATTCAGTCGTTCTTATTTTGTCTGGGTTGGTCATTATCGTGTTCCTTTTGATAGTCATTGGCTCGTATTGCCATGCTTGCATACTCATCGTTGTACTCATAGCATCACTCATGAGCTATCACGCTCGTTGTTTATACGGCTCGTGTCAAGTACAGCACTTTGTAGCGGCTATTTGTCTCTGACAATGTCCAGTCTCATGCCTCTTGTTTGCTATCTCTACGACATGAACTGCCTTAGATAATGTCCGACATGAATTGCACTAGATAATGTCATGCCGTTTCGCTGCGCTGGACGCTCACCAAGGTAATCTATATCAGGATGTACTTATCCTGTTGTATGCCTTCCCAGCTAGTCAAAGTCGAATTGTTCCAATGGGTTTGCGGGGTGATTTATCACCTCATTATCCTTATCAATCAGGGACATGATCAAATAGCACTGACCTTCTAAAGAGACATGCTTGTCTTGTTCGCTACTATCCAAAACTAAGAACAGCTTGTAATCAATGGCTTGTCATTTAGATGCAATTGTTTAACAGATAAAGCGTGACAGCATGTTTAAACCTCGGTACGATTCGGTTTCGTTGTTGTAGTAAACCACCAGCGGGGTGCTGCCGCTGGACTGGCAAGGCTAGTAGCAGGCTGGGAAGCCGCGAACGAGATGAGGTCAGTTATGAACCGCTTTGACTCACGACACTGGACGGTTGTGACGAGTGCGAATCTAGGTTGAAACCTGCTCTTTGAGTGACCAAGGGGGTCACGTTATGCCCTTATGGGTATAGCGGGAAATCCTTCCCACCAACTGGAGAGATAAAATGAAGGTATTTATTACAAACACACAGTGTCTACGTCAGCTTTGCGGGTTCGGTGAAGGGGCAACGTGGGAGGATGCTGTAAAGGATGCGCTCTTGCAGGAGCCAAGGGCGTATGTCGGCACCGATGGGCGTATTTACATCGACTTGCCAGTGTCTCTGTGACACGAGGGTGTCACCTAATGCCCTCATGGGCATTGGGGGAAGTCCTTCCCAACTAACTGGAGAGATGACATGAGCCATTCAGCACAAGTACTTGATGCACTTGAAGAGCATCTGGAAGCATTTGCAGCACAACTAGAAAGGCAGATTGAGGTTGCCTCTGAGAGCCAATCCCTACCGGGATACGGCAGAACCCAGCACCTCAGCGGCAAACTTGAAGCCATTGGGGAGATATCTAGATATATCAGCAACACGCAGCGATCCATAGCGCGACATGCAGAAGCGTTGGCGAATGTGGGGGCTGATGAAGCACCGTACTAGAGGGTGTCACGTTATGCCCTTATGGGCATAGCGGGAAGTCCTTCCCAACTAATTTGGAGAGATGACATGCATAAGAACCGTGAAGACTGGCTGGATGCGGCTGTTTCAGAACTGCGCCCAGTGTTTGATTCTGTATCCTTTCCGCTGCCGGACAAAATCCGGGTGACGTGCGGCTTTCCATCTAGCAGGGCTAAGGCGAACAACGCTCGTATCGGTGAGCATTGGAGTCCAAGCGCCAGCAGTGACGGCAGTCACGAGATCCTGATCTCACCGACTGTCGATGATCAGGTCGATGTATTTGCTGTGCTGGTACATGAACTGGCTCACGCAGCAACCGATGGTGATGGTCATGGCACTCGCTTCAGAACCTGTGTTAGAGCGCTTTGGCTTGAAGGCAAGCCGACTGCGACCGTTGCTGGGCAAGTGTTTCGCGAGAAGTTCGCCAATCTGCTCGATCAGATCGGTGCTTATCCTCATGCTCGTTTAAACGTGTCAGGTCGCAAGGTGCAGACAACCAGACTGCTGAAGGCTTGCTGCCCAAGCTGTGGATACACGATACGCATCACCAAGACATGGGCTGATCAGGGTCTGCCGATCTGTCCAAATGACCGTAGCACATTTGTAATCTAACCTCGGAGGCTAATCAAAATGAAAGACTTAAAAGCTAAACTAGCATTACTGTCACTGGGTCAACTCAATGCAGCACAAGAGGAGGCTGGTGTTCTGCCAATTGCTGACAAGACAGGCGCACTGCACTCTGTGACTGAGTTGCTAGTGCATGGCAGGCTCGAACTCGATCAGGTGCTGAAGATCAGGGCATCCGTAGCCAAACCCGTTGGGGCTGTTGTAGATGATGCTCTGCGCCAACAGGTGAACGCTATCAGTGCGACCGCTCAGGGTGCAGCTACTCAGGTCGAGTCGGCTCTTGCAGTGATAGGCAGAACGAGTGCGGATGTTGGCACGGCTCTTGCCCAGTTACGCACAGACTTTTCCAAGCTTTCGAGCAAGCTTGAGACCCGTGTCGCAGCAATCAGCAAGCCGGACGAGGCTCATATTCAAGCGTCCTTGGCGAACCTGTTTGATCAGTTCCGTACTGAAGTGACCCCAGAGAAGCTGACTCAAGTGGCGAATGCCGTGGGGGCATTCAAGCTAACAAGGGCAGGCGATATCTTCCCGGTCACTGCTTACGGTGACGTGGACTTCGGTGACCTTCTGGTAGGGGTCTGGGGCGATCCACAAGCCCCCCAGTTGGTCGATGACTATGTGTTCAACCCATCGCACCTACACCAGAGTCTAATCGCTCTGGACGATGTCCTCCCAGACAATGTCTGGTTGGCTGGTGAGCGTGGTACTGGCAAGACTGAGTTCGTGACCCAGTTAGCGGCTCGTTTAAAGCGGAGGCTTTTCCGGGTCAATTTTGACGAGGCTTTGGAACGTGCCGACTTCATTGGCGGTAACACGATTGAGAACTCTTCTGTGGTATGGAAGGCGGGGATAATAACCCAAGCCATTCAGCATCCCGGCAGCATCATCTTGCTAGATGAGATCGGGTTTGCGAGAGCGCAGTCGGTGTCGATTCTGCACAGTCTATGTGAGCGCAGTCCTCATCGTGCCATTGCCATTGCAGAGACAGGCGAAAGGATTCCAGTCGCAAGCCATGTAGTGTTCTTCGGTGCTGATAACAGTAACGGACACGGCGATACGTCTGGCAATTTTGCTGGGGTGCGTGAACAGAATAGCGCCTTCCTTGACCGCTTCAGCTTCACTCTGCGCTTCGAGTACCTGTCTGCGGCTGATGAATGTAATTTAATTATCAACCGTACGGCTCTGCCTTTGGATGCCGCGATTGCCATCGTCCAGTTTGCGGGTGTAGCGCGTGAGAAAGCAAGGGCAGGGCTGTTGACTCAGCCTCCGTCACTGCGCCAACTATTTGCATGGGCAAGGGCTGTTAAGAAGGGCTTGCCTGTTGAGCAGGCTTTCGTGAACGCCATCATCAACAAGTTTCCGGCTGACTGCGAGCCTGAGTTGCGTGGGGTATTCAATGCTCAGATCGATATCGTAGCGTTTAAACAATCACTGGGAGGTTAATCATGTTGGCACTTGATGCGAAAAGAGGGTTGGAGGCTACACTCGAACGGGTGTTAAGCGCCTCCGGTCAGACTGGTTGGACGTTGGACATCGTATGGACTGGGAAGACTGCTGGTGTTCGGTTCGATGGCAGAAAAGCGCATATCATTCTGCCTGCGGTTGACGAGACCAAGGACGTACCAGTTGTGCTGTTCAACGACCTGTTGGGCTATGTGCTGCATGAACTGGGGCATATCTGGTTCACCCAGAACGAACCTTGGGACTTGGCACGGGCGAAGCATGGCGCATATGTCGGTAACCTGATCAATGGGCTTGAAGATCCTAGGATCGAATTGCGAGTGATCAAGTCAGGCTACGCACCTAATAGCCGCGCCCTGTTTGAGTCGCTGGTCAACAACGTGCTGGAAGATGGCTACGTCGAGCCGGACGATTTTAAGAACATCCCGTTCCAACTGGCTATCGAAGGGCGGCGTTTAAACGGCTACAACATTGACGCTCCTGCTATCCTCGATGAGTCTCGTTACGCTGCCGATCTACGCTGGGCGCTGACTGCTGCAAAGAAGGCTAAGAACACGGAGAAGATTGCGAAGATTGCAATTGAACTGTATCGCAGGCTGAAGAAGACGCAGGCAGAGAAGCCGCCCGAAGACAAGCCAGAACCCAAGGGCAAGCCAGAGGGCAAGCCAGAGTCTGGTGAGGGCGAAGGCGAGGACGAGGGCAAGGGAGAGGACGAGGGCAACGGGCAAGACGAAAGCGAGGGGCAAGACGAGGGCGAAGGCGAGGGGCAGGGGCAGGGCAAGGGCGAAGATGACCCTCACCCAGATGGCGAGAGCGAAGAGATTGGTCGGGGCATTGAGCCTGACGAGAAGATCTCCAGTCGCTTCACCCCTCTGACCGCTTTGGCTGACGAGCTTCAACCAAGACCCAGCATCGGCAAGCCCACAAGGGAATCACTGCGTTTCTACTAGGAGAATAAAATGGAACTGCACAAAGAACAATGCGATTACACATACAGCGAAGTGCTGGCGCACAAGCCTAGCGGACTGGGAGTTACCTCAAACAATTTGAGGAAGTTGCTCAAGTCGTTAGACTTTGTGGGCTGGTCGAGCCGGGAAGAGTCAGGCAGGCTTGATCGTAGAGCGCTGACGAGGTTTGCGGCTGGTAGCAGCAACATCTTCTCTCGCAGGGAGTTGGTCGAGGCTGAGACCAGCGCGATATCGATCTTGATCGATTGCTCTGGATCGATGAATGATCGGCACGGCGAGGGCAAGAGGAGGGTCACCCGCATCGCTACGGCGCAGGCTGTCGCAATACACCTGTCGAAGGTGCTACAGCAAGCCCGTGTACCGTTCGCAGTGACAGGCTTTAGGGGTTCGCTACCTACAATCCTTGAGGGCGGCACTGTTGTTGAGACCCCGCATCTGATCGACTTCAAGCCGTGGGGCGTGTCACCACAACGTGCGACAACGGCGCTGGGCGGCATCAACCAGTGCGCCAGCAGTTGCACCCCTGACTACTCGGCTATCGCTGTACAGCTTGAGGATTTGCATCGCAGACCGGAAGGAAGGAAGATTCTATTCTTGCTGACCGATGCACAAGGGTATGTTAAGGATCACCTGATCCATCTACAGAAGCTGGCAGACAAGCTGGGGATCGTGATCATCGCTATCGGGATCGCAACGGACGAGGTCACCAAGGTGTTTGTGAATGCAACATGCGTGAGAGATGTATCGCAGTTGGCAGAGAAGTCGTTTAATGCCCTGCTCACGACTGTACGCAAGAAGCTGTGAGGTTCTCACCTAATGCCCTCCGGGGCATTGGGGGAAATCCTTCCCGATGTTTAAACAACTGGAGGCAGTATGACAAACTTTACAAAATCGCTTTGGATTAGCTGGATTTTCACCGTATCTTGCCTGTCGATCCTAACTTGGTATCCGCTATGAACCCATACCTGATTGAGAGCAACCCGTTTGACCTTGGGAGCGCGACTAATATCAAGATGACCCGTGGCGAAGCTGTGGCTAAGGTTGGTGAGCAGGCTGTGGAATTGGTGGAGTCCATGTGCTGCCAGCCCACGGGCGAGGATGATGGGGAGGTCGTTGAGTGGTCGGCAGACTGTAAGATAGCGAATAATCAGCTCACTTGTTTTTATTACACTGATTGCGCTGACTCGGAGATCGCAGCGGAGTGCGGCTGGGACAGCGTTGATTTTAAGATAGACCATTACACCGTGGAGAAAGTATGAAACAAATAACTTTAAACGTACCCGATGATGTCACTGTCTTGGAAGCTCAGAATAAACTTGATCTAGCACTTTCACCAGATTGGATATCTTTGCAATGGCATATCTCTGACGTACAAGGCTGTGTTGGAGGTGACCACGCCCCGATGAGTGATGATGATGCTAGGGAAATTCTGGCGGAGATGGAGCATAGGCATGATGCCAGCAATGGCGTGACTTGGGACACCATCAATCACTATGTAGATATTTGGCGCGAACATCAACTGGAGGAAGCATGAAGCATTTCAAAACAGGGCATGACTACACTGTAACAACGGGGAGGAGGATCGATACCCAGAGGGTGCGGGGGTATTTCTGTAGCCTAGAATACGCAGAAGGCTGCGGAGAGCGGCTCAGGGTCGGGACTGAATACACGATCTGGAAGCGCCGGGACGGGGGCTGGTTTGCCTACCGCACGAGGGAGGCAACATGAACGATGAGTTTAAACAGGACGGGGTGACTGGGTATCTGGTGGTGCTGGTGATTGCGCTGACCATTGCCCTGATATCAACCTACTCAAACTGTTACTGGGGGCAATCATGAGCAGAACCTTTATGGAGTTGATCGAGAAGATTGATGCAGCGATAGACGGTGAGTCGCTGGACGATATCATCCCGGTGATGGTGACCTTCATAGCCAGCGCCAGCATCAGGGCAGGGGTCAGCAAAGAGATGATCATGATGTACCTGTCCGACACGCTGGATGAGGCTAGGGTCAAGAGCAATGAAAAGCACTGAGAAGTTCCGGCATGAATGTGAAGTCAGGCATTTATTGAATCTGAGGACAGCCGATACCGATGCAGCCTATCTTTACCTGACAAAGGTGCAGGCTAAGAGGGGCATAGCATCGGCATCCAAGCTGCTTGAGGATTCTAGAAGGCAGTGGAAGTGGGGTAACCGTGGTGACCGTGGCATGTGGTTGTTCACGGCTTTGATAGAACGCGAAGAGGAGTACTAGCTATGAAGCGAGACGAAACTAAAGATCAGCATCCATATTTAAACGCAAAGCGAGGCAGAGACAAGGCATACAGGTCTGGCACATGGCATGAAGATGACCGGCGCATGATTTTATTAATAAAGGGTACGTTTTTAGGGGTATGTTTCCTAATTATTACCCAAGTAATTGTCTGGATAGTCTAGACCCAGTCCCCATCAGCTTCGGCTCATGGGGATTTTTTATGCGACTTGTTCAGGGACTTGTACACAAACAGCGTTTAAACAGTTAGTCAGGTAATTGATTGGATTAATTGTCGAGAATTGTCAGTGATCGGCTACAGACGTTTGGTTGTTGTTTAAACGGGCTAATGTAAATACGATATACCCCAGCACAACGCCTGCGGTATATGGGTTTGGTTGGTTTGTTGGGTTTGTTCGGTTTTCCGGTTTACCAGTTTTAGCAACCTGCAAAAGGATCACTGTTTAAACTGGCTAATGTAAATACCGGTATGAAGACCGGTATTAGAAATCCTATAGGTGATGGGTTTCAGGGGGCATACCGGTATTAAGAGCGGTATGAGAGCGGTATTAGTGGGATTCCCAGTGTTTCCCAGATTCCCGTTTTGGGGTCAAGACGTACCTTGTGCCAGTCTTGTGCCATTTGTGCCACTACGCCAACGCTTATTATTTTATCCTCTGCAACCCAATGCCAGTAAGGGTTTGAGTCAAACTTTTAGAAGTTTTAAAAGCTCCCAGAGTTTTTGTGCCATTTGTGCCAGTCTTTAATACGAGGGAGGGAGGGGTTTGACCCTTTTACTAAAATGGGTTCAACCCCTTGACCCCTGCCATCTGAATAGCAAAGTGAATAGCAAAGTGAATAAGTCAGGCGGTTGGCTAGGGGATTTACTGGGTTTCCCGACTCAGAACCCCACTAGCTATCTTCAGCATGTCTGCCTAGCCCGACTTAAAAGGTATACCTATTTATATCCCAAAACAGGTATAAACAGGTATAAATCAGAAGTCATCCAGAGGCTGTGTATAAGTCCCGGTTGTCTTGTTGTACTGAAGCAGGGCTTCGCCTTGCGTACCCACCCACCTGTATCGGCACTTCCAGACCACCACCTCTACGCTTGTACCCTCACCCCTGTGGACAGTTACGCCGCAGTCAGCTTTCGCCCACCATGCCATTGACCCTGAGATGCTCATGCCGTCAGGTCTTGGGAGTTCTGCTCCCGACCTTGACACCTTGGCTGGGTGAGCAACGAACCAGACATGCACCCCGTAGGTCTTGGCAAAGGCTTGTACCCTTGTCAGAAGATCGCTGATAGCGGCTGTTTCGGATAGCTGAGTGCCGCTCATGTCGATGTAGTTATAGGGGTCGATGACCATGCCCCTGATCCCCATCCTTGCCACCGCTGCTATGCCACGCTCAAGGATCGAGTCTATGGTCGCAGGCTCTACAGTCTCTGAGTCCATGATAAGGAAATGTTCTAGCACCCATGCGAACGCTTCATCCTTCTCTGCCTCATTCATCCTTAAACTACCCTCAAAGAACCGCTTATTGGCATAGATCTCCATTAACCGGGAGATATGTACCTCTGGCTGGTTCTCGAACGAGCATAGGGCAAACTTCCAGTCATGCTTGCGAGCGAGGTTGACCATGAGTTGGTCTACAAAGTTCGACTTGCCATGACTAGGATACCCAGTCACGACTGACAGTTGACCGGGGGAGATGGTGTAGATCTGGTCTAGATTTGAATACCCAGTAGACACTCCCTGCCCCGTTCCTTTTGTCCACAGATCGTTTACACGGTCTTCAAACTTGGCAGCAGATGATAGCCCTTCTACTGGATACGGCTCTGCCTCTTCTATGATTCGCTTAACTTCATCTGCCCCTGCTTTCTGGAATGCTTCGTTGAAGTCCTTGTAGTCCGACACTGCCAGCCTGCACTTGTGCTTGCCGATACGTCTTGCCAACTCTTCAGCCAGCGCCTGCCCAGCGGAGTCATTGTCTGTTGCAATGACGATGTATGGAGCTTGTTTCAGCACCTCGAATCCATTCCAGACAAAGGCAAACTTCTTGTCCTCACTCGCTTGCACCTTGCCGTCAGCCACCTTGATAGGTGCGCCAGCCGGTACGGAGATGACGTTCTCTATCCCGCACTCCATCCCAGTCAAGGCATCCATCTCTCCCTCAACAATAATCACAGGCAGAGCGGGATTGATCCGGTCAATCCCAAAGAAGTCATGCGCCCCACCGGAATCTTGGGTGAAGTCCTTGTCCTCGATGCTCCGGTACTTGGCTGAGGTCATCGCCCCGTTACGGAAATACGGGAATCCAATGGCAGGTGACATCTTGTTTAAACGGCTGAACCATTTCTCAGAAGAGAATAGTCCCGCCTTGTTTGCTGTCTCTTTTGAAATGCCGCGTGTCTCTAGGTAATCGTAATGGGCTTGATCAAGAGGCTCTTTTTTTATATTGGGAACGGCTGACAATTTTCTCTCCACATGTGGGGTTGTGCTATCGAATGGGACATTGCCGCTTATGCCACAGTGATGGCATAGATAGAGCCAAGCATCGCCCGTGCGGGTGATGACCAGTTCTTTGGCATTGAATTTCTTACGGGTTGGGGAACAACTAGGACAAGCTGCGCGATCTGTATCTGCCACATGCATAGCAGATACGAACGCATGAAGTTCGTTACTCATTTGGATAGCCTCCGGTTAAATTACTTGTTATCGCCTTTGTTTTTCGATCTGTCTCTCAGTCTAAGGTTGCCTGCTGTTGTTAACCCACCCTTGCGGATGGGCTTGATGTGATCGATATCCTTACCTGACCTATCGATCTTCTTCTTGTCGAACAGCCGTCTTGCTTTCTGTCGTTCAAGAAAACCTTCTACATCCCCTCGCTTCTTTTGAAGGGCGTATTCATGTTTGTAATCTCTGACTCTCACGGGTAAAGCCCTCTTGACTGATAAGTTAAGACTTAGGGACTGATAAGTAACGTCCAGTAAGTAAGTCTGCCCTTTTGGTGGGCAGACCTAGCCTCAACCTGTCAGAAGAGACTGTCTGCCTTCACAGCTTGCCCTAATGGAGCCTGCTGACCCGCCAGCCTTTTCATTCATGGGTGCTGGCTTCGCCGCCCATTCTCCTGTTTCAGAACTAACCCGTGGTAGGAGTAACTGCATTCTGCGCCCACCGTTTCCCGTCACGCAGAAGATGAATTCTATTCTTAATTACGAACAAAGCAAACTTATTTTGCGGGATCTACATATTGGTATACAAGGTTGACAAATATCTATGGGCTGTACTAGAATACGAACAACCAATCCAGATTAGCCTCCGGTTGCGGCACATCCCTCCAGATGGGTAAAGGACTCTCACAAGGAGTCCTTTATTTTTTCCACCCTTATCTCGCAACGCGGATTGATCTTATCCAGACCCCAGTAGATGTGTTTCTCCCTGACCTGACGGTCATTGGTATAGGCTACGTCCTGTAACAGGTCGAGTATTAAACTCTCATCCAGATCAGGTCTGCGGCTGGCATAGTAGATAGTGATATGCACAGCGACACTCCCCTCCAATAACTTCCTCCTAACGCATTGCTGTTTAAACATCTTGGCATACCCGAGCGCCTTCTTGGACTTGATGACCGCCGGTCTGCCGCCTATTGATACTAGCTGTCTACTGTTAGACTTGCTGGCTGGCTCACCATAAATTGTTAACGATAATGCTTGCATGTCTTCCATGATAGTGTTATTGTCCCATTTCCATACGGAGGCTAATTAATGAAGATTACCAATATACATAATGTTCCCGCTACCCTTGTTGCTCTGGCATCCAGAGATTACTACAGTAAGGGCGCATCTGACTATAGTGTCACAGAAATAATATCCCCTCCCCGTATCCAGCGGTTACGCAAGAAGCACTATGAAGACATGGAGACTGACGTAGCAGACATGCTATGGAACCTCATGGGTTCTGCCCTTCATGTTGTTGCTGAACGTGGTCAGGCTGAGAACTGCATCACTGAAGAGCGGCTAATGGCTGAGGTAGATGGAGTCAAACTCTCAGGGGCTATAGACATACAACAGATAACTCCCGAAGGGATCATCATCACTGACTACAAGTTCACCTCTGCTTGGTCACTACGTCAGGACAAGTTCGAGTGGGATGCCCAGCAAAACATCTATGCATGGCTCGTTGAGACGGTCAAGAAGGAGCGCGTGGTCGGAGTACAGGTCTGTGCATTGATTAGGGACTGGAGTCGCAGGGAGGCTCAGAGAAACCCTGCCTACCCCCAAGCGCCTATACAGGTAGTTAATCTGCCCTTGTGGTCGCTGGAGAAGACCTACGAATATTTGAGAGAGAGGATAGATCTGCACCGTCAGTCCAAGGTATTGGATGACTTTGGTGATGCTCTGCCTCTTTGTACCCAATCTGAACGCTGGGAGAAGCAGACCCAGTATGCAGTAAGAAGGGAAGGCAGAAAGACCGCCATCCGTGTTTTAGATAGTGAAGACGAAGCAAAAGTATTAGCTAACAAGGAGAAAGGTTATGTCGAAGTCAGGAACGGAGAATCAATCAGATGTACCGGAAATTACTGTGGGGTTGCTAAGTGGTGTGAGCAATATCGTGACAAAGATGCTGCAAGTGATGGAGGAGGTGACTTACGTTCAGAAGGACAAGACGAATGACTTCCAGCATTACAACTATGCATCTGAGGCAGCGGCTATTAAGAAAATACGCCCAGCGCTTATCAAGGCTGGACTGTTCATGCTGCCGTCAGTAGAAAAGATGTGGCTGGATGACAGAGGCAACACCCATGTAGAGATGCTGTATCGGATATTCGATATCAGCGGTGACTACATCCAGTTCAAGGCGGTTGGATCTGGTCAGGACAAGAGCGGAGACAAGGGTGTCTACAAGGCTTTAACAGGGGCAAGCAAGTACGCCCTGCTGAAGACCTTCATGCTGGAGACTGGGGATGACCCAGAGGTTCCTCGTGAAGATGAAAAGAAAGAAGAAAAGAAGCAGCCGTTAAAAGCAGTACCGAAAGAAGCAGTAAAGACCACCAAGATTCAGCCAGTAGTTGAAGTAGCCAAGGTTGAGGACGAGCCTGCCCAGCGTTTAAACTTTGAGCTATTTAGTCAGAAGATGATTGAGTGGGCTGAGACTTGCGTGACGGCAGATGAGATGTTCGATCTATGGAAGGCTAATCAGGTGACCGTCGATGCAGTTAAGGCTTTTGATCTTGTTAACCTGTATCAACCACTGCAAGCCAAATTTGCGGAAATTAAAGCAATTAAACTAAAAGGAGACATGTAATGCAAAAGGAATATCTAAACAGCGGTACATTATTTTCGGCTGGCGTTAAGACAAGCCCCAACGCACCAGAGTACTACGGTGATGTAACTCTTGATCTTGATGCACTGAACGCAACTGGCGGGAAGATTAAGCTACGCATGTCAGGTTGGAAGAAGCTATCAACCAAGGGCAATACCTTCCTGTCGATAGCGTTTCAACCATTCGATGAGAACCGTGGGTCTGGTGCAAAGAAGCCAGTTCAAAACGATGATCCATTCTAGGAGATGACAATGATTAAGAAGAAATTGGGAAGACCGGCAAAGGTAGCGGCGAAGCCAAGCTACAGACAGAGTGAGTCCTTACAGATCTTGTCTCTTGAGTCTTTGTTGGATAACGCCAACTTCAAGATTAGCTCTCTTGAGCATCAAGCTATCGGCTACAAGGCGGTGATCGATTATCTGGAGCATAAACTATCATGAACGCATTGCAGTTCGAGGTATTGAAGGTTGCCCTTAAACAGGATGCTACCGGATATGTTTTGACTGTGAAGATCCATCCTGATGAAGTCCCTGATGAGTTGTTGAGGGATTTCATTGGGTCTAGATACATGGTCGCTATGTCTAAAATAGAATCGGACGAGAGCGGTCATTCATATTTTAATCGGGTCAAGCAGGCTGGCATGTTATGTAGAACAACTGAGTTCCAGAAATGGGTTGCTGAAGAGGCTCCTGAGTTGGGTGAAGAAATTAACGAAGCAAATGCAGTCACATTTGTGTGTGAATCTTGCTTGATAGAGTCAAGGACTGAACTCAATGGCAACAAGGCGGCACAAAAGTTGTTCGATGATCTTGTGCGTGATTTTGAAGGGAGGGAAAATAATGTCCCGTTTTAAAACAGTCGTTCCATTGATGGTGTATATCTCTCCCGCTTTGCGGGACGAGGTAAAGAAGTTTGCTAAGAAGCTAAGGATGCCTGTGTCTCAGATAGCCCGTGAAGGCTTTGTCATGCGGATGGAGGGGCTAGGTAATGACTATGACTCAGGGTTCAGTAACGGTCTTGAGCAAGCGAAGCTATTGGCAAAAGAAACAAAGGGAGCGCAGATGATGTTCCCATCCGGTAAGTCATTCGGTGAGCTAGTCTGCGATGACATCGATTCGTTTAAACATAGACAAGGTGTTGCAGATGCAAACTAGAACATTCACTGGCGAGACTCTTGAGGCTGCGACAAAGACCGCTGAGGAGTACATGAAGGAACAGCTTGCTTATCAATCCCCTCGCATTGAGGGTCATTACAAGAAGAACGACATTTACTTTGTTACGGTGCGGTATGGGTCGCTTGATTAATACCTATCCCTGCGGGGCGCAGTATCAGGATCGGCTGAATCATCTGCATGGCATGGCTGCTGACATCTTGGAGTCTGTTGAGATCTCCACCAGAAAGAAGAATGTTGCGGCTGAGGTTAACAATGCAAGGACTCTCTCGAAGAGGGAGTACAAGAGAGCAAGCAGGGCAAAGCCGATCAAGAGAGAGACGGAAGCTATGCGGCTTATTCTCAAGTACATAGCGGCTCATCCCGGCTCAACTAGAGGATGTTTCATAGATAAGGCTCTGAGAGGGATCATAATCTCTGAGGCTACAGTAGGGTATAGCGTAAAGGCTTTGTTAGATCAGAAGGCTATTAAGTTTACTGGCGCACAGAACCATCGGCGTTACTACATTAACAATGAAAACAAAACCATTCATAAGTTACTAGACAAATGATACAGACACCTGAAGCAGTTAAGACATTGAGACTGGCGGCTGGGTTAACTCAAGTAGAGTTATGTCAGTTGACCAGCATCTCTCCGATAGATACAAACGAGGCGGAGACTGGTGAGCGCCTGTTGGGAGGTATGCAGTGGACATTGATGCAGTATATCTGCGGCAACAGGATCAGAGAGTTTAAACGAAACGCTGGGAGGTATGATTAACATGAGCGCATACATTGTTAGGCTAATTGATACAGATGAGTTAGTAGGGTTTCTCGTTGCAGATACAACCAAAGATTTATTCTGGTCAATAGATGAGCTGCTAAATCCGCATGAATGTGAGTACAAAAGGATTACAGGTGGAGGGATATTCTGGGGTGAAAGTGGCGCTGGAGAAATGTATCCAACTATACCGGTAGAGGACTTTGAGGAGTATTTTGAGCTGCCGCCATTAGATGGCGCTTCTTTAGCCCAATGGACTCAGCAGGAGTATGAGGACGAAAGACCTTGGAAGAGATTTAAAGCTGACGCTGGATATACTAAAACTGGAGAGGGCGCATGAATGAAGCTGAGGTAACACAAATGCTGCGTGATGCGATTGACCAAGACCCCAAGGGCAGGGTGTGGCACGTTAACACTAAACACCTAGTGGCGTTTGCACATATGGTTGCTGATAAGACCAGACGGGAAATGTCTAGTCCTACTAAAGTCATGGGTCCAAATCTTGAGGAGGTTCTTAATAGCGCAGGGTTCTACAGAAAAGCCACAATTACAACTCAAGAGGAATTTGAGGCGAAGATATATAAGAACTATAACAAAGAAGATCAAGAAAAATGGGATGAATATATCTATGAGCAAGGCGAAGTAAAGAGCAAAGAAGAGCAAAAGAAAGCAGATGAAGCCGCTTGGTCTGAGGATAGGAATGTTTGTGCTGCCATTAGAGATGCTGCTTTGGATGCTGCTGGGGAGAATGCCGCTTTAGTTACTGCCGCTTATTCTAATTATACTGTTGCTTGTCTTGCTATTGATGATCATTGGGATGCTGTTAAGGCTAAGAGAGAGGGGCGAGGGCAAGAGCTAGAAGTTAGAGAATGTAAAAAACACCCCAACGCGCCGCATGGTTTTTTAAGAAACGCCTCGCACAATGAAGGTAGATATGTTTGTGAGTGTGAACATTGGAAGGAGAACACATGACAATAATGACTAAGGAAGAAGTTGGCGCTTGGTGCAAAGAGATAGCGGATAAAATAAATGCAGACCCAGTACTTCTAGAGATATTTGAAAGGGCGTACTCTAATCCGGCTAATGAATTGCCAAAACAACAGGAGAAAAAGAATGAGCCAAAATGACACGATCCCCAACAAAGAGCTGGAGTTTATTATTTGTAAGTCTGCTATGCAGTCTCACATAGACAATCTCAGGGGCAACAGAGATACATGGCGGTCACAGGCTTATAGCCTAGCAGAGAGAATCAAAGAGTTAGATATCTACATACGCCAACTGGAGGACATGAAATGACTACCAAGTTTAAACGCAAGATGTCAGCCCATGAGGGGCTGATGATATTCATAGCATCAGTTCCTGTGATTGTTATTTTGATATTAGTCGCTTATGTTATTGGCTTCTTTTTCGCATGATAGTTAACCTGACTCAAGAAGATTTGCTGATCATCAATTTTGTTGGTCGCAGCCGGTCATTGATAGCTCGTGCTGCTAACGTGGTTGATGTAAAGCAAGGTGATCAAGACGGTGCTGATGCGGATGTAATGGGGTTTGCTGCTGAGTATGCGTTTGCTAAACATCAAAACATATTCCCAGACTTTGGGTTGTCCCCTAGAAGCGGAACAGCAGACGGGGTTATGGGGAAGTTTAAATATGATGTTAAGTCCACTCATTTTCCCAATGGCAGACTTCTTTGCACATTAAAAGAAAATGCATCTGTCGATATATATATTCTAGCAATTGTAGCGGACAGCTCAGTTAACTTCCCCGGATGGGTCTATTCGAGCGAGTTAAGAAAAGATGAGAACATTAAAGATCTAGGGCATGGCAATGGATATGTAATGGATCAATCTAAACTTAGACGTTTCAAGGAGGATGCTCATGACGGAACTATTGGTGTGGTTAACCCTAACAGTGTACTTCGAATCTAGGTCTGAGCCTGACAAGTGTCAACAGTATGTGGCGGATGTAGTCATGAACCGGTCTCCAGACATGGACGTAAGGAAGACTGTGTTAGCCCCATACCAGTTCTCATGGGTTCCAGAGAAGATGGAGAACGGAGTCTTGAAGCCACAGTTCAGACCAGATATAAACAGTGAGCAATGGAAGAGGGCAGAGAGTTCTGCTAAGGCTTCGATCTATTCGACTAAGCGATTCAACGCTACCCATTTTCATGCTACCTACATTCCAAAGCCAGCAAGCTGGAGCAACCTAAAATTAATAGCAACCTGTGGTCTTCACCACTTCTATGTATAACAATGACGGTCACTGAATGGAAACGATATCTGCATGATATCGGCTGTGTTGTTTGCTTAAACACAATGGGCGTTACATCACCCGCTGATATACATCACATTCATAAGAACGGTCGGAGGATAGACGATCTCCACACCATCCCGCTATGTCCCATGCACCACAGGGCTGGCTTTAATAACAAGCAGTTTGTCTCACGCCATCCGTGGAAGGCAGAGTTTGAATCCAGATACGGTACGGAGTGGGAGCTTTTCGAGCAGATAAAACAACATGTTAAAGTTCTGTATGAGATGTCAAAAGATGTTTGAGAAAGAAGACATGCTGCCGAAGTACGGATTCACCGGACGGAGAATAGGATCTCAGTGCGCGGAATGTAAGAAAAAAGAAGAGGCAAGAAGGAAGCAGGAGCGGCTTAGTCGAGCGCCTTCTTAACGAATTGTATATTCTTCGTTACGTTTATTTCTGCGTCTTTAATATTAGACTCTATCTCAGCAAGATTGTCTGGGTCCATCTTAGACCGTCTTGCTTCTCTTCTGAAGGTTCTTAGGCTACTCATCTCTTCATTTAAACCATTCATGTAGTCCTTGATCCCCAGCAGCTTGCCGCCTCTGCCAGCTTGGAATACAGCAAGCTCATCGTAGTCACCCTGTCTCTCTAGGAAGTTAACAGTCTTCACCGCAGTATCCACTTCCTTCTTCAGTTCGTAGTAGGCGTTGATTGTTCCTGAACCCTGCTTGGTGGTCATGAAGCGTTTAAACACAGGCATCTGCTCTAGCTTCTTGGTCGCCTTAACGTCATCACCCTCGCCACGCATGGCGGCATCTAGCATCATGACTGCGTATGTTCCAATTGTTCCAGTGTATCCGCGAATCAGGTTATCTATTTTCAGAGGAGACTGATTTGTTTCTTTGCCTACCAACTGAGCCAGCAGGGATGTGCTTGGGTTAGCTTGGTAAGGCGTGTAAACATCCTCCATGCCCTTCCCGACAATCGGCTGACCTGTAAAGAACGAGTAGTTAGCTATGTTCTCAACGATAGGCATAGCAACATGAGGGATTGGATTCATTACCAGCGTAGAGCTTAGGTTCCTAGCGATGGACTGTCTTAGGTCTGCCCCTGTATCCATACCCCAGACATGTTGATAGATGCGCTCAGGGAACACTTTAAACAACACACCCAATTCAAATGGGATTGGTATTCTTCCTAAGCCGCCCAGTATCCAGTAGTTATCTCTCTCTTCTGGGGTGGCATTCTTGTATTCTTCTGTGTCTGCGGCTAAGGCAAGATACATGGCTGTTAAGCCAAGTATCGTTAGGGATCTAGTCGCAAACAGTTTCTTCTGTTGTTCGTTGTTGCGGGTGGCTGACCGACCAAAGCCCGTCCGGTACAGAACATCCATACCCTGTATACGAGCGTTCATGAATGGCACAAGAGCCGTTACGATTCTAATGAGGGCTGAGTTACCCTTGCGGCTGAAGTTCATGATCTCTAGCGCTTGATAGGTTGCCTCTGCCTCGTTTCCCGTCTCCTCCAGAACCCTCTTGTAGACCTCTGAGCGAGTCGCTAGGTCGGAGATGTGCGCTCCCTTGTCCAGAATATCCATTATCTTAGAGATGGGCATGAGAGCCTTCTCTGCGGCTGTCTGAGTACCTGTACGCTTACGGAGTTCTTTCTCTACAGCAGCGGCTGAAGACTTGGTGTCCCCTGCGAAGTCATATCCTGTGAAGTACCCAGATCTAGCCAAAGCTGCAGCTTCTGGGTTAGACCCAAGCATAGCTTTCCCTGCCTGTTTAAATGTATCAAACAGCGGAGTCATGTTTACACCGGACGTTACCCAAGCTTGCATCGAGTCTCTAGCCAAGTTAGCCAGCATGAAGCCGGGGTCTTTGGTCACCATGTCTCTCAGGAAGTTGGCTGGCTTTGCTAATATTTCAACAAAGGGTAGATGAGGAGCATCTAGACCTTTGAGGGCTTCATAGACCAGACTGTCGTCCACCTTGTAGAACTTGGTAACGCCTGCTTGTTTAATAGATACGATGTCGTATCCCTTGGTTGCAGGTGGGACTTCAGAGGCTTGGTTTAAACGCTGCAGATCTCTGATGGTACGTTGTCCTGCTACGTTCTTCATACCAGCCTCAATAGCCGCACGAGAATTCCGTATCACTGTTTCCATGAAGTCGGCTAATGGAGCCTCCCCACCCTTCAACTCTTTGGGTTTCTTAACGCCTGAGATAGAGCTGAATATAGCTGGAGCGTTTATACGGTCTCCATCCATCTGGCGATAGAAGGGAATGTAGTCCCAGTTCTTCGTCCAGAGTTCTGCTTCTTTAGCGGAGATAACTCCAGTGTCCTTCATGAACTGGACCAGACCATTGTTGTACTGCTGGTACTCAGCGAAGACTTGTTTAAACTCTGGGTGCATCTTCTCCAGAATCTTGCCGCGTTCTATGTCTTCCTTGGTGAAGTTCTGTTCACGGGTTGAGGTGATGGTCTTGCCATCTTTCCCTACCCTTGTTTCATACATGAGCCTGCTGCCTCGGCGTGTGCCAGCATAGAACTGGAACCGCTGGAACATGTGTGCGCCGCCTTTCATTATCGGCTCTAGGATTGGGATCAAGCCCCTGACAGTGCTGTTCTCAGGAACTGAAGCGAACCCATTCTTATATACAGGTGGACCGTTAACAAAGGAGGAGGCAGCTATGCCTGCGGCTCGGTCAGCAAATACAACTGCTGCTATCGCAGAGCGATCAGCATGGTATTCCTGTTCTCCAAACTGAAGAGCGGACTCTCTGGTGAGATTAGAAATGGAGTCAGCGCCATGAATGAATGCCTGTCTAAACGCAGTGAAGGATCTTGGAGAGAATGCCGCTGCTATCCTGTCAGACCAGCCTTCATTCTTTCTGGCGGTAGTGGTGCGGTTAATAGCCGCAGTCATGTCTGGGCTTAGGTCGGCATTAGCCTCATCGAATCTGCCTTGTGGTTTTGTTTGGGCAGAGGTGGCTCTAATGGAATACTTGACATCATCATTGCTGCGAGAGAATGCCCCGGTATTTCCTACAGCAGACTTAACTTGGTTAGGGCTGTATACAGCGAGGTTCTTATTGCCACCCTCCGCTACATAATACGAATCAAACCCAGCGCCTTTGATAGCCTTCTGTATATCTGGGTTTTCTAGGGTATCCCAAGCCCCCTTTTTAAGCGCACCTAAATATTGCGCTTGCATACTTCTTGCTACTGGTCCATCTTGATTGGTATATCTTTTAGATATTATCGGCTTGAGAATTTCAATGTGAGCAGGGTTTTCGTAATCGAAGGTTTTCTCAGCCCTTACATATAAGGGCATGATGTTCTCGCCAGAATTGAGCCTGTCTAGGACAAATTCTTTTGTAGCTTCATTAAGCTTATCTTCCAGACTCGATCCGGCGCGATGACTGTCTCTTATCTTTTGAAGGATAACTTTAAGATCTGCTTGATGCTCTGAGCTTAACAGTTCATCTGAATGCTCAGATATCGAGTCAGCCGATAGAGCAGAAAAATGTGCCGCAAAATCAGGGTCGGGCGATAAGAAGATTGAATTAGCCTGCTTGGGTTTAAACGTGCCTATGTCACGAGCCGTGCCGTGATACCAGAACTTCGGAGACCCAATGATTTCATCATCGCTAACTCCCCGATACATCCAGTCGGGGACAACGAAATCGTCATGGTTTACTTGCTTGGAGTCACCGAACCATTGTTTAAACTCTGGGGTTTTTGTTTGGCGGAGAGAGAACCTTGGCTCTTTGCCTTCGGACCTAACCGCTTCTCTGGCAGAAGACTTGAAGGATTCACGGACATCGTCCAGCCTTCTGAGTATATTGGATCGTCCGGCTTCGCTAGTTTGAAGCCCTTTGATAAGATCTTCTCCAGCAGGCTGCTCTGTCCAGTCATGATATGGGTACTCCGATTCTGCGCCAAACACTGAAGTGTCTTCTAGTTCGGCAATCTCGTTAATCTTAGTTTCAAACCGCTTTGCAATATCTGCAAACTCTTCAGCAGACTCAACAAATGCATCTGATCCAGTGTAGTTTATCAGAACCAATTCATTGGCACGGGTCTTTGTATATCCAGCCAATGGACCAAGCTCTTCTTGAAGAGCTTTAAACATCTTTCTTTCTTGCGTCAGGGTTAGCTCTTTGCGTTTAAATCTAAACCGATATCCTAGCTGCGCTTTGTCAGCCAGAGCTGGGTCTGCTCGGAAGAATGGAACTGCATCTTGTTTAAATGCATAGGTCATTGCTTGCGACAAGTCCATTGCATCTTGCTTGGCTATCACTGGGTCATCATGATGAACATGAACAATTAGATTAGGGGTGATGCCTCCAGCATATCCTCCGCTCCCAACTGATACCCTAACCTTGCTTTTAAGGTTAAGCGCCCGAGCCATTCCTTGAATAGCGCCTGAGTCTAGAATGATCTTGTTTAAATCTTCTTTAGCCTTCAGCTTTAATTCTGCGACCTGTCCCATCTCAGAAGATACGGATGGTATGACTTCTCCGGTTATGACATGAGTCTCTGCTCTAGTTTCTGCGGATGGTTTCTGTAGCTTTGTTGTTACAGGTAGAGGTGTTGTGCGCTTACCCAGTAGATGAGAGTAATCTACGATTGCCATCTCCATTGCGTACTCACGCAACTGAGCATCACTCAGAGCCTTCTTGTAACCCTTCGCACGATAACGCTCAAATATTGTCTTAGCCTTTTGTGTTATCCAAGAGGCAGCTTGAACTTGTCTAGCTGGCAGATTTCGTTTGCTTGCAACCAACCTAACCAAGTTCTCAGCCAATTCATACTGAGCGTCTGTAGGGGTGTCGCGGTCAAACAGCATCCGTGTCATGTGGAGGTCAATGGTAGAGCGACCGCTGTCCTTCCCTTCCATTGCATCCATGAAGTTCGAGTAGAAGGTATTTGTCTTACGACCATCCCAGTCAATACCAAAATTCAGTAGATCGCTAACAGCTTTATTCTCTCTTCCTGTGCCAACCTTAATCTCAGCGCCACGGGCAAACTGCTCCCATGCTTTAGATGCTTTGGTGAAGTTAGCAGCAACCTCTGTATTGGCTGAGGTGATTGAAATGATTTGGAAGAACTTCTCAGCAAGAACCTTGTCTCCATTGAAGGCATTCAAGATGGCTTTAGCCGAATCTTCGTACCATTCCTTTCCTTTAATTCCTTCGTTAGTGTATTGCTGTAACTTCTTAACAGCCGTTCTAACGTCCTCTAGAGTCTTTCCAGACTCCATCCCTGCAATCCTCTCGCCAACTCTCTTGACCAATCTCTCAAGCTCACTAGCGTAGATACGAGCTTGCTTCTCAGGCAGCGGTGGTCCTTCTCTCAGAGAGAACTTGCCTTGATCTTTAGCCTCGTCATAGAGAGTCTGCTCTGTACCCAGCCCTCCTGAAATTTTCATCTGACGTTCTTTGTCATTGCCTGTGTATTCTTTAAGGGCTTTATTAAAGCGTCTAAACGCTCTTGCTGCCTCACCCTCAGAGCGCCCTTGACTCATCGACCTATCTTTATTAGCCTTTTCTTCTGCCGCTCTATGCTTTAAGAAAAGATCGGCAACCTTGGCTCCTTCTGGGGTCTTATTAAGCTCATTGTATGTCTCCCCTTTGGGAGCTTCTCTCAGAGAGAACGCGCCGTATTTAGGCTCCATAGAGGTTGGCTCTCTGGTGGCGGGTAAGCGACCAGCCTCCACCTTGCTAAAGATACTATCGGCTGTATGGAACCCAATCCCGTCAAGGCTGTTGCCTAACGCTTCCATGAAGGACTTGATCTTGTTAAACACAGCGCCGATAAGACCTGCTGGAGGCTTGGTCTGATCAAAGTCAGAGAATGCGTCAGCAATCGCTTCTTCGATCAATGCCTCTGGGCTGAGGTTTAAACCCTGATACCTTTCAATGATATTGTATTTGCTGATCCACTCAGACTTGGCTTTGTTCTCTAGGACCCTCCACTGGTCTTTAGAGAAAGCACCCAACTCTTTAAGGGCATGGACACCCTCATGCCTTAGAACCCTCATTGGTTTCTCGGCATCTATAGCAATCTTTATTAGCTTCTTGGAATACTCGCCGTCTGCCGTAGATTCGTTGCTCGCTCTGATTGCGTTAACGATGTTTAAATGCAGATCACCCAAGCCAAGGCGAGTCATCATCGGACGAAGCTTTCTGTCTAACTCTGCTGCCTGTTCTTTGAAGCGTCCAGTAAACATACCGGCACTTAACAACCTTTCTTCTGCCTTTTTGTTACCGACCATATGAGGCTCGCGTATACCCTCTACAGAGCCGTATCTAGCCTTCAGCTCATCCTGAGCCATGACACTCAACTCAGCGGCTAGGTCGCCCTTCTGGTTAGGCGCAGCGGCTATTATCTGACGCAGGGTATCGTCAGGCAGTTTAGACACAGCATGCGCTTGCGCCTCTTCTCTACTATCAAATGTTCCGGCTGCCTCGTTGTTGTCATACAGAGTGTAGTCAGACTTGGTGGTGATCTTCTCGCCTCTAGGCTCAATCGTCAGAGGCTCTGCCAAATTCTCAGCGGCTGCGTTTAAACTCTCTATCTTAGCGAGCTTTGCTTGGTTCTTGCTTTCTAAGCCTGCAGCCTTGGTCTGATACTCAATGGTATTGGTCAGTCCCTGAGCAGCCATTGTGTCTAGCTCGGTCTGGCTCTGGGCAATCTGGTCCCCTAGTTTAGCCGCCTCTCTGGTGCTTCTAACTGCAAGACCCTGCCGCGCAGCGGAAAGGGTATCTATTCTTGACTTAGCCTTGTCCTCAGTTGCATGTTCTTCTAGGTCACCCTGCGATGTCTTAATTACATAAGACTCAGGCACAGAATCAGATGCGTATGTGTTCTCTCTAACGTCAGGACCGCCAGCTACCTTGTTGGCGTTTGGAACATGCACATTGATATTAGTCGTCCCGTCTGGGTTGGGGTATGACTTTGCGTACAGGTCGCCCCGACCGGCTGCGGTATGCAGTAATGACTCTGCATCCACATCGTTCTTCAATCCAGTGTAGCCCTTGATCTTATCGATAGTGTCCGCTAACGAGAGAGCGTTGTCTTCTGTATGGTCAGCGTTTAAATTATTAATCGCTACATCGTATTGCTCTTCCGAGAAGCGAGTGGCGCTTGTGCCTGCCAGATTCAAAGGAGTCTTCGAGATAGGTAATGCACTGACAGCTTTGATAGCAGAGAACAGTTGAGGCGGACTCATACCGTTTAAATCATCTGTGCCTGTGGACCTACGAAGGAAATCTCTGAATCCTTGCGAGTCAGTATCTACATTCTTCTGTCCGGCGATGTTTAAAACGGTTGCTATGTGCTGAGGAGCGTTAGCTACATCTGTATCGCTAGGGACAAACCCCATCTTCTCTGCAATTAGATTGCTGATTTCTTGCTGAGGCATACCGGCATCAGACAGATCTTCTACAGAGAACGACTTCAGTAGAGGCTTACCTGCTTCTGCCCTTGTTTTGTTAATGAACGCCAGATGATCTGCGTTTAAACCGCTTGACTGAGTTGTAGTCCCGTCATCAGCAACGGTCTGCTTCTGGGCTGAGAAGTTTCCTAACGGATTGTAGATAGGATGCTTGTCTTGTGCAGCCGCCATCTTCTCTTTAGGACGTGAAGCAGCGTCTGCATCAGCGGTATCCTTAGCCGCTTGCATAGCCTTATCTATCTCTTCCTTATCCTTCTTGGCTAGGCTTGCTTGGTAGTCTCTGCGGATGTCCTTCCTGAGAATTAGATCCAGACCTACCTGAGCTACCCCACCTACCCCAGCACCCATTGCCCCCTCTTTAAGGGCTGATCCACCGATCTCTTGGTCAGGATTGTATATCTGTTGAGCTATAACATCTTGTAAGGCTCCTGAGCCTGCTTCCTGTACGCCTTCTACAGCACCTTGCTGCAGCGCTCTCTTGCCATAAGCAAGCGGAGTTAGATCGGATGCTTTAGACAGACCCTTAGTGGCTCTGAATAGATTCTGTATTGGGAGGAGTTCTGTTAGTCCAGCAGGAACACCAGCGACTAACGATCCAAACTCTTGACCGGGGGTAACTGTTAGACCTTCAGCACGAGCGGTCTCTACTCGCTGACGGGCTTCTTCTGCTCCCAGACCGGCTGTTTGAGCGACTGCTACAGGAGCTGCTGCGCGAGGAGCAACTCCCTTTATTACTGTCCCAAGACCTTTTAGCCCAGCTTGCGGACCAAGCATTGATCCGAATGAGCCTAAGCCATGTGCAAACTGAGACCCAAGACCTTCATCGGTCGGGGCTAATGATTGCTCTGTTTCTGTGATTGATTTGCCAAAGCCCGTCTCTGCAAACGGAGTCATCTCTGGATTGAAATAACGAGCAGCGGCGTATGGGAGAGAGCTTAACCCCCCTACAGCTTGGACCAGACCAGACCCAACTCCCCTTGCAATATTCCTTGGAGCGTTTAAAGCCTGACCTAAAGCTGTGGGTGGAGGTGGGAATGCTTCTGGATAGGCGCGTTTTGCAACCTCTAGAGCCTTGGCTCTAGGGACATCATCATGGATTCTCCCACGAGACCCGTCTGGCAGATCTATTTCATATGCCATTATTGTCGAGCGCCCTCAGCCACGCCCCTAATTTCCTTTGGTGCTGCCGGTTGAGCAGAAGCTCCAGCAAGACCCATTAACCTTTGGTACTCTTCTGCAAGCTGCTGATCGTATTGTGGGTGATTATCGAAGATACCAAGTGCCATTAACCTTGTTCTAGCAGTGGCAAGCAACTTGGGATCTGTCTTCCCCATCGCGTAAGCAGCCCTAACTTTAGCCGCTTCCACAGACGCAGAATTTTCTCCTTGCGTTTCAGATCTGGCTTTATAAAGATCAGCCAAGCCATAATTCCCTGCAATCTTGCTTGGCAATTCTGCTGCCGTAAAATCCTGCTCCCTTTTCTTGGCAGCAAGGTTCCCGCCAACTTGCTGACCCTCTAGAGTGGCTTTGTACTGATCAAGCATGTTTTGACGACCAGCTTGTCCAGCGCTGTATCTAGCTTGATCTTGCAAGAGCTGTGACTTGGCTAAGTCTTGTCTAGCCTGAGTCATTAGGTCTTCTCCGCCACGAACATCTTTCATGCTCTGACGATAAGCTAACATACCCTCTTCTGCGCCCTCGCCAAAATAACGACCGGGAGACTTGGATTTTAGAACCCCAATGCCAGCCATCATAAGGGCTTCATTCAATGCAGACTTTCTGCGATCTTTAAGATTCTGAGTGCGAGTGCCTAGCTCTTTTTCAGTCCCAACAAGTCTATCTGGGACATCTTTGTTATATCTCTCAGTCTGTCTCTGCTGGGCAGCAGCAAACTCTTCCTCGGTTGGAAGCGCTTTAGGATAATAAGCAGCAAACGGATCTACTTCTGGAGACTTGACAGCAGAGCCTCCAAGAGAGCCTCTAGAGAGAGCGATATTGGGTCTTGGCGGACCCATATTCTCAGCATTAACCTGATCAGCCGCTACCTGCTTCTGGGTAGCAGCCTGAGCAGCATCTTTCTGCATCTGTATAGTTTTAGCTCCAATAGCCACTTCCTTTGCTTGCTGTCTTCTCATGTACTCGCCAAGACTAACAGCGTCACCAGTCTCAGGATCAATCTTCTTTATTTCCGGAGACCCAAACATTCCTTGCACAGCCCCACTTAAAGACCCATACGCCTTTTGCGTAGCCTTACTTAAAGCAGGAAGATTTTCATCCAACTTATTTGAATCCGACTGATTCGCTGTTTGTAGAAGCTCAAACGGCATCCCGCCTTGCTGGAACCTCTTAACATCACCACCCTCTTGGAATGCAACTAACCCACCGCCAGCCATACGCTTACGGGGAGAAGCCATTGCATCTGTAGCGGCTAATGAACTAGCCTGTGGGGTAGCCATCAGACCAGCAGCAGGCATCTGAGGTATCTGCGGAGGCATAGGCATCTGAGGAGGCAGAGGCTGTTGTTGTGGTGCTGGCTGTTGCATTTGAGCAACAGCAGACATCATCTGCTCCCTATTAGGCTGAGTCAGATCTTCTACAACGGTAGACTTAGGATCATTCTTCAGCGCCCTATCTCGCATTCCTTTGCGTCTAGTTAGCTCTGAGATGACCAGATATGCTGGGTAAGCGCCTGTAGGCTGCTGTACCTCATTCATCAGGTAATGATCAGGAACGTCCTTTAGGTTGTTTGAAAGCTCTATGAGATTCATGACTTCATTCCTTCTCTAGCAAGACCAGCGGCTAATAGACCAGCCCCGCTCATCTGCTGGGCTAGACTTGGTTGAGCTTCATATACTGTCTTGCCGCCTGTAGCAGCAAGATTTGAACTCCCACGCAACAGATCAGACATGAACCCAAGCTGTTTATACGGGTACGCCTTTTGATCTATGTAGTTCTGATAAGCAATCTCAAGCGCTTGCTGTTGTTGCTGCTGGTCCATAGCGCCAAAGGCTTCCTGAGCTTTAGCTAGGTCTATTCCTGCTGTCTGCCTCTGAGCGCCTAAGTTGCCAAGACTTGTAGCTGCGGTGATAGCTTGGTTAGATCCTTGCAGACCAGCGGTTGTCCCAAACTGCCTAGACTGCTCTGCTGCCTTTTGAGCGTCCATAGACAACTGAGCTTCTCTGGCTGCTGATGACTCCCCAAAGGTTGAGCCATACTGTCTAGAGGCTTCTGCGGCTTTCTGAGCATCCATCATTGCTGCTTGATTAGCTAGTTGAGCCTGAGTGCCATACTGAAGGTTCTGCCCTTGTGCTGTCAT